AAAAAGAAGAAAGAAAAGCCTTTGCCGTTATTCGATAAGGCAGGTATCAAGATTAAAAAGAAGCCGGATTTAGTGGCCAAACTCGACAAAGTTTTCAGCCGCTATATCCGGCTTCGTGATTGTATGCCGAACGGGTATTTCCGTTGTATCTCATGCGCCCAGATAAAGCCATACGAACAGGCAGATTGCGGACACTTCCATTCGCGCCGCCACATGGCTACACGCTTTGACGAGGACAATGCCCACGCAGAGTGCCGGGCGTGCAACCGTTTCAGCGCAGACCATCTGATACATTACGAGAAAAACTTGAAATCAAAAATCGGTCAGCAACGCTTCGACAAGCTGGCATGGAGAGCAAGCCAGGCGAAGAAATGGACTGATTTTGAATTAATAGAACTCACCAAGTATTACAAGGCTTTGGGAGACAAACTGAGTAAGGAGAAAGGATTATGAGTTATGTTTTACGGGATTACCAGCAGAAGGCCAGTAATGCTGCAGTCAGCTTCTTTGCTAACAGGGCCAAGAAGAACAATGCCATCATGGTACTGCCTACCGGAGCCGGCAAGAGTCTTGTGATAGCCGACATCGCCAGCCGTCTTGAAGGGCACACGCTAGTATTTCAGCCCAGTAAGGAGATACTAGAACAGAACTATCTGAAGCTCTGTTCGTATGGTGTTCTGGATTGTTCCATCTACTCTGCCTCATTCGGGCGAAAGGAGATTTCAAGAATAACTTTCGCCACTATCGGAAGCGTAGTCAACCATCCGGAACTTTTCCAGCATTTTCAGAATATCATCATCGACGAGTGCCATCTGGTTAACCCGAAAGACGGAATGTACAAGAGATTTCTTTCGATGCTGAAATGTAAAGTTCTTGGATTGACGGCTACGCCTTACCGGCTTTCATCAAGCAGGGATTTCGGCAGTATGTTGAAGTTCATCACACGCACACGCCCGTGCGTGTTCTCTGAGGTAATCTATCAGGTTCAAATCTCTACTCTATTGGATATGGGGTATCTTTCGAAGCTGAACTATTATCCGATGAATCCTTTGGGATGGAACGAACTTAACCTGAAGGTGAACACTACCGGAGCCGACTACACGGACAAGTCTGTAGTGAAAGAGTATGAGCGTATCGACTTCTACGGGTTTCTGGTGAGCATCGTCCAAAGGCTTATGAATCCCAAGAGCGGTGTAAAACGAAAAGGTATATTGGTTTTCACCCGTTTCTTGAAAGAAGCAGAACGTCTCACCTGGTCCATTCCCGGAACAGCCATCGTTTCAGGAGAAACACCGAAAAAAGAACGCGAACATATCCTTGAAGCGTTCAAGGCCGGAGAGATACCCGTTGTAGCCAACGTAGGTGTACTTACTACCGGATTTGACTATCCTGAACTGGATACGATTGTCATGGCCCGTCCGACAATGTCACTGGCTCTTTGGTATCAGATAGTCGGTCGTGCCATCCGTCCGCATCCTAACAAGGAGGCTGGCTGGATCGTTGACCTTTGCGGGAATCTGAAACGATTTGGCGAAGTCAAGGATTTACGCCTGGTGGATAGCGGAAACGGTAAATGGGCCGTGTACTCCAATAGCAGACAGTTGACTAACGTAAGATTCTAAGATTATGGAAGGATATATAAAACTAAGCCGCAAGTTCTTCTCGAATGATATGTGGAATGAAGCCCGGACTTTTAGCAGTTGCGAAGCGTGGCTTGACTTGATTCAGTCAGCACGATTTGAGGCAACGCCCCGTATGGAGAGTATCGGAGGTCGAGAAGTCTCTTATACAAGAGGACAATATCCTGCATCCATAAGATTCTTATCAAAGCGTTGGAAATGGTCTGAGAGGAAAGTACGGACGTTTCTTGCCTTTCTGAGAAGAGAGAACATGATAACTCTTTCCAAAGAACAAGGAATGAATGTAATAACCTTGGTAAAGTACAATGAGTATAATGGCTCAGAGTCTGACACAGTAAGTGACACAAGCAATGACACAATGAGTGACATAAATATCATTCAGGAAATCAATAATTTACGGATGCAAGTGACACAGCTAATGACACAAGTGGCGACACAGCAGGTGACACACCCTGCCAAAGAGCCAGAAAAGCGACACACGGGTGACACAAAGCAAATAAAGGAGAAGAATATTATTAAAGAAACTACTACTAACGTAGTAGCAAAGAAAGACGCGGCTAAAGCCGCTACTCTCTCTAGGAAAGAATCCTTCTACCAGTCGTTAGTCCCTTATGTCAGTCAGTACCCGAAAGAAATGATTCGGGCTTTCTTCGATTACTGGAGCGAGCTTAACAAGTCAGAAACCAAGATGCGCTATGAACTGGAAAAGACCTGGGAGCTTCCAAGACGGCTGGCGACCTGGGCCAGTCGTGAGAAAGTGCCTTCAAAAACAGATGTAGGCATAGTTCTGAAGGATAATTCACCGGGAAAATACAAGAAAGGCTGGTAAACATGGAACAGATAAATTTTCAACAGACAATCGAACGGCTCAAAGATACGGGTTTCTCCCCTATTCCTAACGTCGTAAAGATAACCGTTCCGGATGCCAAAAGAGTTCTCTGGGCCGGTATCAGGTACTTCACTGGAGAAAATGCCAGATGGCTTCCTGAGTACGAAGAAGTGGCAGGCTGGCTGGCCGGCAATGAAGGTCGCGGACTTCTGTGTTTCGGCAACTGCGGACGCGGAAAGACCCTTATCTGCGGAAAGATTCTTCCTTTGGTTCTTAACCATTACTGCCGCAAGGTGGTAAGCTGCTACGATGCACAGCAGATGAACGCTGATTTGGACGCCGTGAAGCAAAAACACATCATCTACGTTGACGATATAGGGACAGAGAATCTTAGCGTCAAATACGGCGAAAAAAGGCTTGCATTCGCTGAACTGGCAGACGAAGCAGAGAAGAAAGGAAAGCTTCTTATCCTGACCACCAACCTAACGATAGACGAGCTGAGAGAGAAATATGGGGAAAGAACCATTGACCGGCTGAGGGCGATAACGAAAACCGTCCTCTTCAGCGGTGAAAGCCTGAGAAAATGATATGAAAATCACAATTAACTGGGTAACTCGTGACTGGAACCTGATCAGGAGGTTACGTGAGAAATACCGTCTTCCACAATACATGAACGTGAACGGACTCACAGAAGCAGAGGTTGACGAAGAGACATTAAGCAATCTCCGCAAGGGTGAGCCAAAGTATTTAATCATCAGAAAAGTAGAGAAATGACAAGACAAGAATCAGAAAGAAAGCTCAATGAACTGAGAAAGAAGTATATCGCCTTGATTTCATCCATGAACTTTGCCAAAGCACAGAAAATCAAGAACAAGATTGACTCCCTTGAAAGAGAGGTGGAACCGCATTCCTTGGGAGAACTTCTTCAGGACTATACCCCGGAGTTCAAGGTAGAAATGCTTCGCAAGATGCACAAGCTGTTCATCTATTCAGACTTACTTGAGGGTGCGGCACTGGAGTTCCAGTCTGAACTTGAATCAAACGGAATAGATGCTCAGGTAGTTTTTCAGGTGAAACGCGTACTGAAAGAACTGAGAAGCATAGTACGAATACCCGATGAAGAGAAAAACGCTTCATTGTCTGACAACTTTGCCGGGATGTGTGATGAAGCCGGACTTGTAGTGAGTAACATAATCAACAAATATCTTGCAAAATGATAACGGAAAATGACCCAATACTTCCACATAAAGTGGATTTGGAGAAGAACCCTTCTGGAACTGAACTGAAAATCGCCCAGCATCGGGAACTGGAGAAACATGGAAAGTATGTGGCTATCCCAGGCGACAAGACACGGACGCGAATTTTCGTCCGCAACGGTGAGGATGCGGAGAAGAAGATAGCCGCTTACTTGGAGAGAATCAACAATCGACCTCAAAGATGGAACTGATATGATAAAATTACTCTATATTGACCTTTTCTGCGGTGCTGGGGGAACCAGTACCGGAGTAGAAAACGCACGCTACGAAGATGAACAATGTGCGAAAGTTGTCGCTTGTGTAAACCACGATGCAAACGCCATCGCCAGCCATGCGGCAAATCACCCGGATGCGCTCCAC